GCTTGCTCGCGCACGATCTGGACGGCGTTTTCCTCAGCCTCGCGGATAGCGCGCTCAAGCGCCTCGCCTGCAAGGTTTGCTTGCTGTGCGCCGGCGCGAACGGACTCAGCCGCATTACGCCGTGCGATCTCTTCCATGCCGCGCAGCAAGTCTTGCGCGGCGGCTTGGCGCTCTGCGATACGCTGAGCCCCGCCTGGCAAACGATCGGCCATCCAGTCGATTGCTTGGCGCGTTACCCCCGGCACGCGGCTAATGCCGTGCGCTACAACATTGCCCGCGCCTGCGCCCACGGTGGCGATGGTCACGTCAACCGGATCAACGCCAGGCGCGCCTAGAGGCATGGACGCGGCTTGCCCGCTTGCCGTCGAGATGCCGCCGGCAGCCATCTCACGCGCGGTGCTGGCGAGAAGCGGAGTAGTCGTTCCCGGTGCTGCGCGGCCACCGCCAGGGATCGCGCGACGGACAACCAGATAGCGCGTGATCTCGTTGGCGAGGGTCTGCGCGTCTTCGGTCGAAGCGCCGGGGCGGTTGATGTAAGCCCAGGGCGTTGTCTCATCGAAGCGGACTTGGAGATTGCCGAACTCGTCGCGGCGAAACTGCGACGACGGGATTTGCTCGCGGATGATCTCGGCGCGCTGGCCTTCGTTGGCGTTGAGGAAAAAGCCAAGGCCGATCGCGTTGGCGCGGCCCTGTGCGTCCAGCCAAGTGCGCGCTTCGCGCGGCAAAGCATTGAGCGCTGGCGAGAGAAACCCACCCTCCCAGCGCACGTCTTCTTGCTCAGGGACGGACTGGTAAGCGATTTCGCCAACGCCTTCTTCGCGCTGGCCTTCACCGGAGAAAAAGCGCCCGACATGCGTTGCGGCTTGGCGATACCAAGGACCTTCAGGCTCTGGCAGTTCGCGCACAACAGCTTGGCGCGCCGGGACCGTGCGAGACGGGAGCGTCGCCATTGGCGCGTTGGGTGAGATCAGTTCGCCCGACGCATCAAAGCGCGGGCGCTCTTGGACTTGCTGAGCTGCTTGGGCGCGGACGCCAGGGTTGGGATCGCGCAAGCGATCCTCGACCGGGCGCATCCTGCGGCCTCTCATGCCATAGGACGGGCGCGGCGTTTCCTCGATCAATTCCCCGTTGGCGTCATAGCGCGGCATTACGGATTGTCGCTTTCAAAGGTTTGCGTCTGCTCATCCCACACCCCGGACCTTTGCTGGCCGCGGCTGTCGGTCCATTGGTAAGACTCGCCGTCAACGCGCTCTGCGGCCGGCGGCAGACCGCCCCCAGCACCACCGCCGCCACCACCGCCGCCGCCTTGCGGGCGATAGCCCATCATCACGCGGGCAGGGTCATAGCCATATTGCTCAGCCGTGTAGCGATAGTCGGAAGCGATGCGCTCATATGCGTCGCGATAGACAGGCATCATCGCGCGCGCTGCGGCAATGAGATTCTCGCGCACCGCTGGCGGCAAGCGCGTGCGGCCTTGCTGCCATTGCGTCGGCAAGTTGCGGACTTGATCTAGAACGCTGGCGGCAGATTGCGTCAGCGCCACTTCGCCTTCGCGCGCGACCGAACCCGGATCAAGCATCTTGGTGAAGCCCACGACGAGCGCCAAATCGCCTGCTGAGGTGTTCTGGTTATACGCTGCCTCCAAGCGCCCCGCCTCTGTGCTGATCTCAGCCCAGTTATTGTAAACACTGCGCCAATCATCAGCGAACGCTTGCTCATTGCCGATCTGTTCGTCGGTAAGCCCGGCGGTGCCATAGGTGCGCGGCCCTGGCACGCGATCGCGCGGGACCGGCACCGGCGTTGTGTCCACAACGACATTGCCTTGCTCATCGCGGCGCCGAACAATCCCGCCGCGCATTTGATAAGGACGCCCGTAGGCGTCGAGATCCCAGCCTTCGTTTTGCTGGTTCTCGCGACGAAGGTCCATTTCGGCTTGCTGCTGGGGAGTGAGCAACTGGTCGCGAAGTGTGCGCGCGTAGGTTCTGAAACCGTTCACGTAGCTTGGATTGAAAGCAGGCGGCGCGCTTTCGATTAAGCGGCGAAGCTCTGGATCCATGTCGGGGTTGCGTTGCAGAGCTTGACGCCCGCGAGCGATGAAGGCGTCGTAGCCCTCGCCATTGGCGGCCGCGATCTGCTCCAACTCGGAGAGGCCTTGGTTGGCGCCGCGCCAGAGTTCAAGGCGCTGCTGCTCAGTCACTTCTTGCTGAGCAGCGCGAGCGCCGGTGACGCCTTCTGCATCTCCCATCTTGCCCGCCACAGTCGCGGCGTCTTCGTAGTTTCCGCCGGCCAGTGCTTGCGCATAGGTGCGCTGAGCGCCCTGCATCATGTCGCGGTCCTGGTTGCGACGCTGGCGATCAGCTAGGCCAGCATAGGTCTCGGCATTGTCAGGGTCAGCGCGCATTGCGCCTTCATAGTCGCCAGCGCCAGCGCGTTGGCGACCTGCGCCGCGGCGAAAGCTGCCCATGATGTCTACGTAAGCGCGTTGTTCGGGCATTAGCCACCTTTTCCTACATGGCCAAAGCCGCTTCCGGCTGAGGTTATTACGCCGCCGCCGCCAGACTTGTCGGTTGACGGCTTGCGGTTGCGAATGGCGCTGTAAGCGCCACCGGCGATTTCAGCGAGATCGCCGTAAAGTTGCTGATTGATTTGGCCTTGGCGCGCATATGAGGCCTGCGCTGCGGCGCTGGCGCGGTTGTTGGCGGAGGATGCCATTGAGGCGTAGTCAGAGTTCCCGCCTGCAATGTTGTTGCGCGCCTGTCCGCCGCGCAGGATGCGGTTGTCAAGGAAGTCCGAATAGGCCGCGTAAGAGTTCAGCCTGTCGCCTGCGAACTGATTGTAGTTGTTCTGGCGCGATCCTGAGTAGGTATCAAACGCGCGCTGGCGGCGATCTCCGCGCAGCCCCGTTGCGTCAATGTAGAGGCTTCCGCGATCACCCAGAGCGGCGCCTTGGTCGCCCCAATGGGTGTTTTCTGCGCCCGTCACGTCGTTGTAGTAGGGATCGTAAGCGGCCTGTATGCCCTGAAGGCGACGGAGGTTGCGCTCCATCGCGGCGTCTTGCGTGGTCTGGCCAACGGCGCGGTGCATTTGGCCGACAAGCCCGGTCACACCGCCGCGCGAGAAATTGAGATTGATCGCGTCTTGCTCGGCCTGCTGAGACATTGGCAGCCAAGCGGCGTAGGAGTCTTCCTCAATGCCAAGGCGTGAGGTTAGGTTCTCTGTCGCAACATTGCGGCGGCCGACGCGGGCGCGGCCAGCCAAGTCCGTATCAGCCGCGAAGTTCTCATCAGCAACGCCGCGCAGTTCATCGTATTCTTGACCCAACAGCCCCAGAGCGCCCGCATAGGTCTCATCGGTCAGGTCTTCGCGCGCTGCAAAGTCCGTGTTTGCAAGCTGGGCAAGCGGCGTGCCCGCGATTTGGTCAAGAACTTCTCGGCGCGTGATTGTGATGCGGGGACCAGCGCCACCAGTCACGGTGTCGGTTGTTTGCCCGTTCGGGTGAGCCGCAACATACGAGATGAAGTCGTCATAGCGTTGGCCGTAAACGGTGCGGTCACCCTCCTGCCATCGGCGCAACTGACTTGGATTCGCGGCCTCAACTTCCGCCAAAGTCATTTCACGAGTGGTGCCGGCGATCTGCCCACCGGCGGCGTACGAGCCTTCGCCATACATGAGCGCGTCGGCGTAAGCCTTGGCCAGCGCCTCATCTTGGAGATAGTCGCGGAACAAAGCCTCGTTGGCCATGCGCGTTTCGCGCGCCAGAGCAGCGTCTCGCGTGGCGGCTTGCTCAGCCGATCGCGCTGCGTCGCGCGATGCGTTGCGCGCGCTATTCGATGAGACGACAGAGCCAACGACGCCGATAGCGGCCCCTGCGACTGCGTTAAAGGACATTACGCGGCCTCCGAAATCTTATCGAGTTGATCGCCAGCGAGCGCAGGGTCATCGAAGGTCTTAGCGATCAAAGCCTCTTCGATCTTTTCGAGATCGCGCTCTTCGCCAACGTGATGAACCGAGTGCCAAATGACATCGGTGTGGCAGTAGCCGACGCGCTTCATGCCGGGTGCTGCCACAAGCGTCAGAGGGGCTTCGATAGTCTGCGAGCCCTCTTCGGTCGTGATCGTGATCTTGCCTTGGACCAGGATCGTGATGTGCGGCGCTTTGTGGATTTTGCCGATGACGATGTTGCCCGCCGGCACGATCATTTCGCGGACATAGACGCCGTTCGCAAAGTAGTGGTTCGTCACCGGCTCAATGCGATGCTCCGGCGCCATGTCGTTTTTCATGAACTCTTCAAGCGCACCGATCTGGGCGCGGCGGTTTAGCCGCTCCTCTATGGGAAGCGCCTCGGGCGCGGCTGACTGGATTTCGGCCATTTCATCCGCTTTGGCGGGAAGGGCGGAACGGCGCTTGCGGCTCTGATTAGTCCCGCCTAAGCGTGGTGGCCAGGAGGATCTCGCAATGCGGCTAAAAGTGCTCGCGCTCACTCTGGCGCTCTCATGCGCGGGATGCGCATCAAACTCGGGCGTCCAGCCCTACTCTGGCGATGTTCTATTCGTGGCTCGCCAAGGTGCGACGGCAGCGTCTAGCCCAAGCGATTTGCGGGGCGCGGCCATGAACCAAGCCCGAGAGTATTGCGAGGGCCAAGATGCGGCCTTCAGGCTTGTTGAGGTGATTGAGGTCGATCCGCCCTACATCTTTGGACGCTTCCCCCGCGCTGAGGTGCGCTTTCGCTGCGAGCCACGCGCTTAAGGCCCCAAACGAAAAAACGCCCCGGCTGTTAGACCGGGGCGTTAAGTTGCGCGTCAGAAGTGAGCCGCAATCACGTTGTCTTCCGTGATGACGCTGCGGGATTGGGCCTTGCTGGATTTCCGTGCTGGCGCGCGCTTGGCGCGCATCGGCATGGAGAAGGCAGCGGTGAAGCCGGCCACGAGAATGTGGAAGAGCGCGGCTTTGGCCCAGAAGAGCAAACCGCCGTTCTCCCAAGCGAACATGACGGGGCGCGGGTTTGCGCCGTCGAGGCGTTCAGTCAGGAGATCACGTTCGGCGATGAAGTTCATGTACGCCGTCTCGGCGTTCGGGTTCATCGTTTCGTCCGCCAAGGCGTCAATGTGGCGATTGAGGCTGACAAGGCGGGCTTGATCGCTTTCAAACGTCGGGGCGGAGCGAACCGCCTCTGCCGTCATCTGGCTTTGCGCGTTGGCCAGCGTAGTCGAAAGGTTCCACACCGAAAGTGCGAAGCAGAACCAGACGATCTTCCAAGCCAGAGCGCGCTGCGTGGGCGAGCGGATGGAGCGGGCGACCATGGGGCCGAACACCACGCCAAGGCTTGCCAGCACCGCACTGGAAACGAAGATGACCCCGGTGATGGGATCGGACGCCATGCGGTGGATCACGCCGGCCACCGAGACTTCGACCGCCACAAGGGCGACGAAAGCGGCAGCGCAAAGGATGAGAGCGACCCAGGGAACGCGGGCCGCAAAGCGAGACAAGGCTCTGAGGCGCTGTTGGATCGGTTTAGTCTTGCGAGTGCGCGCCGGTTGAGATTTGCAACGCGCGGGTTTATTCTTCTTGTTCATCTCGGGGGTCTCCGGGATGCGGCTTGTCCGCCAGCGGGCCGAAGGTGTTGGTAGCGCCTTCGGCCCAAGCCTGTTTTCAAAGAGCAATGATCCGGGCGGCTGGATCACAATGCACAATATGGCTAGCCAGACTGGGCTTGTCAATGGCTAGCCAGAGCGCTAGGGTGACAAAATGGCAAAGCGACCACCCGCCCAGAAAGCCGCCGAAAGCACCTACCGCAGCAAGTTTGCGGCGTCCGTGCTCGTGCGACTGACCAAGCAGGAAGCCGCGGCGATCGACGCCAAGCGCGGCGAACTGACCCGCCCTGAGTACCTGAAAGCCAAGGCCCTTGAAGGAGCCCGAACATGACTAAGCCCGTTCTCACCACCCGCTGCATAGGAATGGCCCCGGATGCTTCAGGACATCCTCTTGCGCCTATGGAATATGTTTATGAGTGCCAAGAGCCGCCGAAGGCCAGCCTACTCGATCGCGCCATCGGCATCTTCCTAGGCTCGCTCACGGTGTTTCTGTCCGTGGTTGGCGTGCTTGGGTTCGTCGGCATCCGCGTGATTAATCACTGAGGCGCGGGCGCAAGCTCGTCCATGATTTGGCCCGCTGTTGCGCCGCCCAGGATCGCTGCGGCGATAACCGGATAGCGCTCACGCAGCATCTGCATGAAGCTTGGATCCGCAGACGCGCGCTCGCGGATGGCGCGCATTGCAGCGGCACCCGTCTGGAACTCGCCAACGCCCAATTCGCGCGCTGCTTCCACTTGTTGGCTTGCACTGCCGACGCGACGTGCTTGGCCGCTGGGGCTCAGCTCATCAAACGAGCGGCGCTGTTGGCGCGGCGGCGGACGGCGCCCTGCTGAACCAAAGAGCGGCTCACCTGTGCGCGGATCATAGAAGCCAATCGGGAAGGCATCATCGGGAAGCGCTGGCGGCGCGGGCGGGCCAAGGCGGCGCTCGCGTGCGCCTGCGGCGGCTTCGTCCAAGCGCCCCATTCTTCCCGCCAGACGCTCGTTCTCGCGCTCCATCCATGCGTATTGCTCAGCGGGCGGCAATTCGAGGAATTGCTCGCGCGGGCTCGGCGCCGTGGCTTCGAGGTTTCGCGCCAAGCCCTGCTCGACTACTTCGGCTTGCGGGACTTCAAGACGCAAACCGCCAGCACCCATCGGAATGTCGCCGCGTGGGTTCATGGCGCGCTCGACTGGCGCGATGTCTGAGAGCATGTCGGCAAACGCATCGCGTTGCGCTCTGAAGGGCTCGCTGCGAATGAAGGACTCGTGCGCCATGTTATCGCGGATAGCCGGGACGCCAAAGCGGAGACCGAGCGCGCCAGCGGCCGCCAAGACAGGCTCGGCATCTTCACCGCCCATGAGATAGTCCGCGCCCAAGCCAGCGGTGACAGCCGTTGTGCCAGCCACACGCGGACGGCCACGAATGCGCGACGCCAGCAGAGCGCCAATGCCTGCGGCAAGGATGGGCCGCCCTGCAGCAGACCAGTCTTTATCTTGCGCGCCAATGCGGCGACCCTCAACGCTTGGCTCGCGGCCCTCGCCAGTGGGCTCTAGCTCGCCAAGGATTTGAAGGCTTGCGCTGGCGGGGTCCATGTACTCGCCGCCTGCTTCTTGGCGCTCAGAGCGACCATAGAACAAGCGTCCAGTCACGCTGTCGCGAAGGATGACATACTCATCCTGAACGCTGATCGGGTCGAGCGTTTGCCATGAAGGGATGATGCCGCCGCGCGGAGCGACCACGCGCCACGATGGGCCGAAATAGTCCTGCTCGTAGCCGTAGGCGTCGAGCGCCTCTGCTGCAGTCATATCCTGAGCTTTAGCATCTCCTCCAAGAACTGAAAGAGCGCCGAGTCCGCCTGCGCCTATAGCTGCAGGAGCTGCAAGCGAGGTTAGAGGGTCGCTACGGCGAGCGCGGCGATCTGCTACTTCTTCGGCGGGCTGGAGGTTGGGTCGTCGCGCAGGTCCGCCGGCCAAGGCGTTCCCGTCAGCAGCTTGTTGAACGCCTCTCTCGACAAAGCGCCCGCGCCTTGCGGCGAGGTGGCCGAGGGCGACTTGGTCAACGCCGGGTTGGTTCCACCATGCTTGTCCTGTGGCATCTGTCACTCTGAAGTTAGGAGGCACGATCCTTGAGCCGGGACGCTTCACCTCGTTTATAAAAGCTCGGTATTCGGCAGGGCCAAACTCGTAGACGTCGCCTTGAGGCGTAGTGTAGTGAAAAAATGCTCCCGTGTCACGGTTGATGCCAAACTGGGTGCCGTATCCAAACGTGTCGTGCTGGCCCTCACGGGCTGTGACCCCTGCGAGAGGATCATTAGCGCCCTCAATGCGTCGAAGCACCGCGTCCAGCGAACCGTGAGAGGCTTCCTGCCCGCTGTCGCTTAGCCATGAACCCCAATGATATCGCCCGATCGACTGGTTCCCCAATCGGTTGGCCAACACACGCTCGAGGGCCTCGTAGATCATCAGCCCTCGGCTGCCATAAGTGATGTCGGCGAGACTTGTGCCAGTGACAGCCCTCCCGTTCACCTTGATCGGGTCGTATAAGTTGCGGCCGCCAAAGTACTCATCCGCGCCCCACAAGCGCCGGATTTGCACGCGGTCAAGCACCATAACGTCGTCACGGCCCGTGACCAGCAACGTGAACGACACCACCTTGTTGTCGATACCGACGCCTTGGCCAAACCGCAGGAACTCGCGCCGGATTTCCGGCCCGCTCATATCCGACGCAATCATGTCGTGCAGGCGCTGTAGCGGGGTGACACCGTTCGCGTCTGGGCGCCCCATCTTCAGGAGGAAGTCCTCGCCAAACGAATTGAGATTATGCGTCGAACCCGCGCCGGGGAGACCCTCGTTGACCCCCCCCCTGAATATCGGGTTGCCTTCCCTGCTCAGTAGACCGCTGTCCACGCCTTTCGACCACGCGATGTACGCGGGCAGATCGGCCTCAGTGAAAGCTCCTCGAGCCGCGCGCTCAATCCAGGGGTCTATGCCGTCGAAGGCCGCCAAGAATGCGCTTTCGTGCGGGAAGGGAGAAACGCCGCGCGACAGCATCGACCACATCATAACCCGCCCGGTGTCTTCCACCGTGGCGTTGCCGCTCCTGTAGTGGGCGCGCATGCGAGCTGCAGCGGCAAGGCCAGCATCGACTTGTTGAACCTGCTCTGGCGTTAGGCCGTCCCACATCGCCCTAATTTGCTCGGGCGTTTCATTCATAAACGCATACGGTGGCGCGGGCACCTCGCCTGGGTTGCCTGTGGCGTCGTTCCACATGCGCCCCCAATCCTCGACGGAGGCTGCGCCGTTCGGATGCGCTCTTGAAATGTCTTCTAGAATTGCGATCTGGCGACCAGAGTTTGCATTTGTCGTCTCTTGGGTCAGACGCTCCGCTTTAGGACGAACTGGCGCTTCGGGGTCCACAGGCGCACGGACGCGCAGCGCAGGCTCAAGACCATGAATATTGCGCGCCTCGAGCGGCTCTTCCGGTGGTGCCGCAGTACGTCTCTGCGGTGGCAATCCCAATGAGCCGCGCGCTTCAATATCTCTTGGTTGGCGATCAAGGGCTGCAATAGAGCCCAGAGGATCAGAGGAATTGCGGGAGGCTTGGCGCTGTCTCCACCGAGCAGTGTCGAGCGCGGTTTGCGCTTGCTGTGGTGTGATGCCTAGGCGCTCGGCAATGATGGCGGCCGCGCCTCTGGTTTGCCCATTTGCGGCAAGCTCATCGGCAATGCGAACGGCGCGCTCGCCTATGCTTTGGCCGGTTGGCAAACGCCCTTGGCGTGAAGGACCGATCCGCTCTGAAATGTCTGGCGCGCGCGTCCGCAAGCGATTGAGCTGGACTGCAACCACGTTCGGGCTTATCTCGATGCCCTCTTCAAGCATCGCGTCAGCGATTTGCTGGTTGGTTCGGCCCGTCAGCGCCCAGCGGACAATAGCGTTTTGCTGATCGCTTAGACGATCATCCCAGAAGCGTTCGGGCTCGCGTGCGTTGCCTGTTCCACGCAGTTGCGGAGAATCCGCATTCGTTCCCGCTCCGGTCCCGCTTTGCGCTGGGGCGTTGTTAACATCACTTACAGGGCTTCCGAGCCTGCGCTGAGGCATTCCAGAAGAAGCCCGCGCCTCTATGTTTCGAGGCTGGCTATCTCGAAGACCAGGCGCGATGTCGTCTAGGTTAGCCCCCCCATTGCCCGCGTCGAGCGCGCCCGTATTGGCTCCGTCAGGAGTGCGGGGGGCGGGATCCAACAAATCCCACTCAGCTTGCTCCGCCGCGCTCAATGGGGGCGGTGGCGGGCGCGCATCTAACTCAGCACGGCGCGCCGCCAGTGCAGCTTGTTGGCGCGCATCCCACAGCGCCCTCATGGGGTCTGCGCCCTCAGGGCCAAGCATCGCTTGCCACCCAGAGATAACATCAGGACGGCTCGAGTTTGGACCGCCCGCTCGCTCAGCAGTGCGCGGATAATGCACGGCAAGCTCTATCGTCTCGTCTCCGCGCCTGAGAACGTAACCGTAATCATCGGACTGAAACGGTCTGACATAGTAGGCATCGACGCGCCAACCATCCGCCCCGCCGGGGGGGCGCCCTCTGCCGTCCACCGGGCCGCGCATCCGGGTGCCAATGGGCAGAGGAAGCAGCCCTCGCTCATGATACGCTTGCCCGATGCGGGCTTGGCTCTGAGGTGCATCAGTCAGCGCGCCTTGAACCTGTCTTATGAACGCCTCGCGTTCACGTTCCGAAGGTTGCCTGAAACTCCCTTGAATAACATTGTCGGCGTTTTGCCCCCCGCCCCCATTGCCCGCGTCGAGCGCTTGGGTCGGGCCAAGGCTACGCGGCAGTCCATCGCTCGGCCCTTGGGCATCAATAGAGCGAGGCTGGATATCATTCGGCCCCCGCACTCCTGCTAGGCGCAGAAGCTCCTCCTCTTCACGGAGGAGACGAATGCCATCTTCGCCCCGGGGTTCAGTGATTGGACGAATCTCGCCTTGGCCATTACGGCTTACGTCTAGCTCTTCGCCAATGCTGACGCCGCGCGCTGGCGCAACAGGCCGCGCTTCACGCGCTTGCACAGCCTGACGAGTGAGTTCCTGCCTGCGCTCCAGAATGGCGCGGCGCTCTGCCTCAAGGGCGGCGCGTTCGGCTGGGTCGTTGATGTGATTGTTGAGACGGCTTTCCAGTTGCGAAAGACGCGGGTTAGTCTCTCGCATGTCGTCTATGAGCGCTTGTCGAGCCTCGTTGTAGTCAGCTACGGGCACCTCTCGCGCTTCAACGTCGATAGGATCATCATAGCGTGACGTTGCAGGAGCGCCCTCAGACTGGCGGGGAGCATCGTCTGCGACTTCGCGCGCGACTTGCTCGCCAGCTTCTCTGCGGCCAAGGCGTGAGAGGAAGGCAACATCGCCCGGAGCGAACGCTGCATTGAGTGCAGCCCAGCCCGTCTCCGCATTTGCTGAGCCCGCAAGCTCATCAATGACTTCGCGATCATCAGAGAGCCCGCGATTGTAGCGGGCGCGCTCTCGTTCAAGCTCGCTCTGCAGACGATCTTCATTTTCCCAAGGGCCATAGGTGATAGCCCGGAGAATGTCGGGGCCGTACTCGGCCGCTAGGTTCACGCCGCCGCCGACGAACTCGCCAAGCGTCTCAGGCGCGTTTTCTTCAAGCCAAGCGTCGGCTGACTCAAGAGCATTGCCAGCCGAGCGAAGCGCGCTAGGCGTCGCCTCTGCGATTTGGCTCGGCAAACGCTGCACGCCGCGGACAGCGCCGCGCACGGCTTCGGCGTATCTCTCGGCATCGCCAAAGAAATATCGCTCAGTTGAGATCGGATTGTTCTCAACCAGCCAATCGCCAGCCTCTCCGATCATCTCGCCAAACTCACGGCGGCGATCTCGGTCGGTTACGAGGTTATTCAGCGGCGCCGTCACCATGCCAATGGCAGGCCCCATTGGGTGGCCCATGTCGCGATAACGGCGAGCTGCAAGCGCCTGGATGCGGTCTTGATCCGCCCAGTTGCCCAGCGTCTCGTCCATTGTAGGCGGCGCTTGCAGCGTTTCATTGAACGCAAGCGCCATAGCGGGATCGCGCGTACCTGCACGGCGCGGCCCCATCAGGCTATCGCCCGGAAGCTCAGGACGTTCCGGGTTCCAAGCCCAATCTTCAGGAAGCCAATCGGGCTCGCGCTGCTTTGACATCATCGGCTTCGCCAAGCCGCCAAAGGGATCAGCGCCCATTGGCGGCGCCATGGCCCCGCGCAAGATTGCTTGGAGCTTTGCGGCGTTCGCGCCAGCCATTAGTCGTTCCCGTTCAGAAAGTCGTTGAGCGTGCCAGTCGTGGCGCGGCGGTTGTAGCTTCCGCCGATCGAGCTGATCGCAGCATCAAACGCAGCCGCCGGCGGCTTGGCGTAACGCGCCCGGATGCGCTTGGCGCCCATGTCGGCGCGCTTTTCGTCGTCGCGCGACAAGCTCTGGCCATAGAGCGTCAGTCGGCGCGCAAGGTTGAGCGCGATCGCTTCATCAAAGTCTTCGGAGAACGGCAACGCATCGGCAAGCGCCAGATCGTCCACCAGCTTCCAGTCGCCCAGATCGGCGCGGAACATAAGCCCTACGCTCGCACCATTGGTGTTGATCGTGTAGTCGGCGGCCGAGCCGTTGATCTTCCAGCCGTTGCGGGCAATAGTGATGTTGCTGGCCGCCGCAGTGCCGGCAACATCCACGATGTCAACGCGCATCCCGTCAGGGACAGGCACGCCGCCGTCTCCCTTCGGGAGCGTGATCGTGTAGCCGCCCATGCACTGCAAACGCACAGCGGGCCAGCGCGTCGTTAGTTCGTAGTTGCCATCGGGGCGATAGTTTACGAACGTCAGCGAGCCTGAGAAGCCCGCAAGCTGGCGGATGTAGGAGTTGAGCTGGCGCAGCGCGTACTGATTGCGCGCGGTTGTTGGCTGCTGGCCCTCACCAAGCACCCGAAGCGCTTGAAGCGCTGCGACGATTGTTTCTTGCGCTGTGGCCATGAGGGGCCTCCCCTCAGGGTTCGCGGTAAGGCATGCGTGGGCGGGTCGGCGGCATCGGACGCTGCGGGCGCGGACGCGGCGGCACAGGCGTCGGCGGCGCGTCCGTGTAGCCCTTCACCGTGGTATCGCGGCCGTATTGGTCAAACGCATCGTTCGGACGAAATGGACGAACCGGCGGCGTGTCCGTGTAGCCTTTGACGGTAGTGTCGCGACCGTATTGGTCGAAGGCGTCGTTGGGGCGAACCGGCGTGGTGTAGGAAGGCGAGCGGCCCACACCCATCGCAGAGGCGTAGCTATCGGGCGCCGCATTGGCGTAGCCACGCGGGCGCAAGCCGCCTTGCATCGCACCGTAAGAAAGAACCGGATAGCCGCCAGATGACATCGGGCGAGCATTCGCTCGCGCGGGGTTCACCAAGCCAGCGAAAGGATCGGAACCATAGGCCATGATCCGATCCATGCGCGCGCGTGCGGAATTGGGCTTACGTTTTAGAAGCGGCGGCCCTTTCGGCGCGTGAAGAAATGATAGATCGACGCCGCCAACGCGATCTCCACCTCCCCTGTCCCGCTCCAATAGCCGGGGGCGAAGTAAGAGGCGTTGAAGTATGAGCCGGGAAACATCAGGCGAGATCGTAGGTGATGGCGGAGCGGTTGCCGTTGCTATCGACCGTAGCCACGATGCGATTGGCGCCATCAGCCACGGCGTTGCGAATGGTGATTGTGCTCGTGCCGCCGCCTGAGACTTTACCCGCCGTCGCCGCTGCAATGAGACGAAGCGCTTGGCGAAGCGTGAGGCCGGTTTCCACATCCTCTTCATCAAGGAGATAGGTGGAGAAGCCCGAGGCTTCCAGCGTAATCGGCTGCGCGAACGTGCCCGACAGTGAGCCCGTAGCGTAGCGCGTGGCGGTGAAGCTGGCGGAGGCCGAGAACGACCCGCTCATGTGGCCCTTGGCCGTGACAGCGCCAGAGAATGACGCCACGCCCGCTGTGTTGCCGCTTGCAGCAAGAGCCGCAATGACGTTGCCGGTGAAGCTGCCTGCGCCTGCAAACGAGCCCGCGCCCGAGACAACAAGCTGGCCCGTTCCAGCGAACGTCGCAGCGCCTGAGAAAGACGCGGCAATGTTGCGGCCCTCAGCAAGAGCGCCTGTCCATGCGCCGACGCCATTGGCGGCGCTGTGCGACGAGAGACGCCCCGCCGTTACCGGCATCAGGTAGCCGGTCGAGCCGTAGCCGTCAGGGATCGACGTTAGCTCAAGTGCGTTGGTTGATCCTTCAGCCAGCGCGAAGTTGCGGCGCGCGCCCGCTCCGCCCCAGTTGCCCGGAAGCTGCGGCGAGAACTGCCCGATACCCGAGGCTACAGACGTGGAGTTGCCGCCGAAGAAGCGACCCGGCGACTTAGACGAGAGCGAGTAGTTGCCGAGCAGCGCCATGCATCACGACCAGCCGAAATCAAGGTGTCCGTAGAATGCGCTGTTGTTCGGGATGGCTGCGCCCGCGTAGCAGAGCCAGCCCAGGCACGCGCCGTCAAACACGCGCGGCATGGACGGAAGCTGGTTCACCAAATCACGCTCCGCCGCCACGCCCAGTGTCGTCATTGGTAGCGTCAGCAGCGGCTTGGCGAAGACCATGTTGTAAACGCCTGTCGTGACGCCAGCCGAGCCGAGGATAATGTTGGTCACTTCGCGCACGCCGGAGTCGCCGCCAGCGAGCGGCATGAACGGGCCGAACTTGCCTGAGCCGGTGCCTGAATAGGGAATGGTCAGCAGCGGGCTCGTGGCTGTGTTCGTTGGCAGCGCAGGCGAGGATGGCGTGGTGCGCGAGCCGGTGCCCGCTTGGTTGGTGTAGGTAAGCTGAAACGTGCCGGTACCAGCCGTGCCCGCTGTGGACGCGACCAACAGCGGCATGACGCCCGCGCCGTCCGTGTAGCGAGGGTGGCGCACGAACATCGTGTTGGTGCCTGAGCCCGCATCGGTGAACGCGATAGCCGTGCTTGCAATGGCGTTTTGCAGCGTTGTGGCGAGGCGAGAGGTGGTCGCGCTGACGCGGATCGTCCAGTAGGTCGTTGCTGCAACGAGGCCGGTTGGAAGCGCGCCGGTCGTGGTGAAGCGAACCGGCGTGAATGTGTCGTAGTCTGCCGCCGTGGTCATCAACAGGCCCGACGAAGACGAGAATGTCACCGCCTCGGTGTTGACGAAGGTCTTGGTGCCAGCCGTCGAGATCGTAGCGTTGGTGAGCGTTGCGTAAGAAAGGAAATCACAGAGCATGAACACGGCAGGCATAGTCGTGGCCGCAGCGCTATAGGCGCTCGCATTCAGGAGCACCTTGTAGCCATCGTAAGCTGCGTTGACCGCGCCGCCATGCTGGATCGCGCCAGCCGTAGAGGTGAAGTCATAGAGCGGCTTCTGAACCAGCGTCACGCCAGAGCCTAGCTGTGTGTTTGCGCCGGGATTGCCCGCGCCGCCGAGCAGGCATTGCCACGAGCCCGCAATCACGGTGCCCGCCGTGGCGTGGTTCTTGTTCCAGTCTGAGCGGAAGAACTTGCCCGAGTTGGAGACGTTAGAGATCAGGTTATCAAGTGAGCTAAAGCCAGCCATCAGTTCCACACCGTTTCTATCGTGCCCATGATCTGGCCAGCTGCGAGCGTGCCCGATGGCAAGCAAATCAGGTTCAAGTAGGCGTCATCGTAAATGCGCGGCAGCGTCGCTGGATTGTCGGTGGCGAAGTCCTTTTCCGCAGGCGCGGTGATGTCGTAGACGCCGATGGTCGCTAGCGGCTTCACCAGCACGAGCGCGATGAGGCCAACGTCCGCGCCGAGCATGGTCAAGCTCTGGATTGAACGGACGCCCGTGTCGCCTTGTTGCAGCGGCAAGAAGGGGCCAGCGCAGCCAAGCGTGGCGGCAGCCGTTGAAATGATCGTGCCGGTTGAGACTTGTGTGTTGCACCTCACTGTCGGCGTCACGCGGTTAGTGATGCCATCTGAATTGGTGTAGGTTGCGAAGAACGATTGGCCGCCGATCTGGGCTGCGACCTCAACCGCCATGATCTGCACGCCTTCGCCATCGGTGTAGCGCGAGAGCGTTTCAGATTGCGTCATGTCCTGCTGATCGGTCGTGCCCATGTCCACGAACGAGTAGTAGAGCAGGTAGTCACAGAGGATCATCGGCAGCGGGACTGCCGTGGTCGGCGTCGAGACCAGCGCCGTGAAGCGACGCAAGTGCTTAGTGTATGAACCACCGGGCGCTGCGCCATGAAAGATGCCGCCGTCGCTCGATTGCGTCAGCCGCTTCGATGCGAGCGGCGCAGCGGCGTAGTAGTTCGGGATCGGATTGCCTGGGCTCATGCTCAGATCAAACCAGATATTGGTCGCGGTCGTTTGCGTCGGCGCTTTGCGCCAACCGAACGTGGTCGTCTGCCCAGCCTCAACGGCTTCGATTAGTTCGCGGTGATTGCGGAAGCCGGTCACTCGGTCGCCTCCGGCTCAGCCTCGTATGGCTCTACGCAGGCGCACGCCTTGTAGGGCGCGCCTTCTTCTGCGCGCACCTCAATGCCGCAGGTTGGGCAGCGATAGCGGATGATAACCGGGGTGTCGGTCATCAGTCCTCCGTGCCGTCAAGCTCGCCTGCTCCGAATTGCGGTTGGATGCCTGAACTAATCGCCAGCGACGCAGAGAGCGCGCCCTTGTAGAGAACCTTGCCGGTCGAGCTTGCCGCCGTGCCAATGGCGAAGTGTGTGGCCGTTTCAGAACCGCCCGTGCATTGCGGAAACTGGATCAGCGCCGCATTGGTGACGGCGTTGCCCGTGACCGTCCAGCCGGAGCCGGAGCGGGCTACAGCGACGCGCGCATACGAGGTGTAAGCGCACTCGTTGCTTGTCTGATTGCCAGCCTCGCCAGGATCGCCCGTGTGCAGCGAAACGTGAAGGTTGGTCAGCGGCGATGACGAGGCGTTGTCCGCGATGTTTGCGATGCCTGTTGCGGTGAAGATCAGCAAAAGCAGATCGTTTTCAAAAGCGTTCGATTTAGACATGATGTGCGCCCCGAATGTTGTATGCTCTCCCCGTTGCCGTAGAAACTGAGAGTTGTTTGTTTTGGCCGAATGGCAGATGGCGTTGCGGCGCATAGCCGAGCTTGAGGGGCGATAGCCCCTTGCTCATGCGACCGCTCCCAGCGTGCGCTTGAAGGCGGCGAGTTCAGCGCGGGCGCGGTCAAGCTCAGCCATGACGCCGGCCGTTTCCTGCTTTGCGGCTTCGGCGGCCTTGGCCTCTTTCGCCTGAGCGGCGCGATACTCTGCGATCGTCGCCTCAAAGCTTTGCTTGGCGGCCGCGATGTCAGCTTCAGCGCTTCTCTTAATTTCAGCGACCTCAGACCGAGCGCCGGCAACGATGCTGTTGGCCTTTTGCGTGGCGGCTGAGACGGCATCGGCCGCGGCTTTCTCGGCCTCAGCTTGCGCGGCCTTCGCGGCAAGCGCCTTGTCGCGCGCTTCTTTCGCCAGATTGTCTTCAGCAAGGCGGACGGCCTTGGCCTTTTCGGCAGCGGCCAAGGCTTCGCGGCTGATCTGCTCAGCGCTTTGCGCCGCAGCGATCACCTCGGATGCCTTCGCGAACGTGCGAATAAACTGGCCCCACTGGGCAACGACGGCAGACGCCTCATCGAGCGTCATGTCTTTTGGCTGGCTCATCGCTGAGTTCTCCGGGCATAGATGCGAGCGCGCAGATTGCAGCCCGCGCCTGCGCCAGTGACGATGGCGCGCGTGCGGTACGGCGTTTCGAGAATGACCTTGAGGCCGGTTGCGGCGCCTGAGCTGGTGAACGTCAGGAGGTTGCCGAACACGTCATGCAGCGTGAACCAATCTTGGTTTGGCTCACCGTCAAGGCTGTTGGTGCCTTGGAGCGTGACCGTTGCGCCGTCGAACGTGCCCGCCACCGTAGCGCAGCGATCGCCCATAGCCGACGCGAAGATGGCGTCACCCTCACCGTCGCCGGTGAAATTCCAGCCCTCAAGCAGGCTGGTTCCAGCCTCATAGGGTTTGACCTTAGCGACCGTTGCCATTTGCGCTCCTGAGCGTCACGTCATCATCGAAATATTGGAACCTGGCTTACGCCTTGCCCTTGCCGGCTTTCTTGGCGGGCTTTGCCGCCTTCTCGTCACCGCCAAGGAGCGCATCGATCGCTTCCTTCAAAGCGGGCGGGCAGTTGGGATCTTCGCCAACGCCCGCGATGAACTCTTGCAGCGCAAGAATCTGATCGCCTTGGGCTTGGATCACGTTGTCCTTGGCGACGATCATCTCATCCTTGGAGGCCATCGAGCCTTGAGCGGCGTTGAGCTTTTCGATGAGGGCCAGCATCTCTTTGCTGTTGGCAGCGTCTGGCTTGGCGGCGGCCACTGGCGTAGGCGCTTTCGCGGCTTCGGCCACCGCGGCGCGACGATCGCCCCAGCCTTCAGCCATTGCAGCGTCCAGCGCCGCTTGTGTCGTCACAACGAAATGCACAACCGCAGCGCCCTCGGCGCGATAGAGCATCTTGGGAAATTCTTGCACGCTCATGCTGCTCGCTCCATGCGCCGGCGAAGCCATGCGCCAATGTTGCCCCAGTGGTGACGCCCTGCTGCGTCCACATGGTTCAGGTTAAGAAGAGGATCGAGCCAGACCTCCCCGCCGATCGCGCGCCACTCAGCGCAAAAGCGACCGTCTTCACCCCAGCCAATCGGCTGGTGGAAGTAAGCGTGGAAGACGTGGCCCTCGTGGGCGTAGGCGCGGTCTGGGTGGGCCTCACGCAGTTTGGTGAACACATCGCGCGACAGGCTGAGGAAGCCGCCAGGCAGCGCCGACACTTCGATCAAGCCCGTCTCTTCATCGCTCCAAAGTTCATCGCGCTCAGCGATCCACTCAATCGGGTAGGTTTCTTCGTCGCGCTTGTGGCGATAGCAGCCGCCGACGAAATCAGGTTTTGCGGTGGCGATCTTCAACAGCGCGCCGGGCTCCCAGGCCACGTCTGCATCAATGAAGACGAGCCGGTCGGCGTCGCTTTCCAGAAACTCGCGCACGAGCTGATTGCGCGCCTTGTCCACATAGCATGAGCCGGGGAGAAAGCAGACTTGCATCTCAATCCCCGCCGCGTTGGCGACCGCCTGCTCACTGAGCAAAGCGGTCGCCGTTTCGCAGCAGATTTTCCGGTCATAGGCCGGGATGGCTACGAAGACTCTCACGTTATGCGGAGCCCTTGATGAGGCCCAAGTTGACCAGCGCCGTTCGAACGGCGGTCTGGTGGGCAATGATCGTCGCCAGAGCGTTGGCGATGATGGTCGAGTTGTAGGTCGCGGTCAGCGCTGCAACGCCAGTGGTGAGGTTTGCAGTACCGCCCGAGGCGTCGGTGATGGCGCCTTGGTTCGCCGCAGAGGGCTGAACAATCGGGGTGGAGCCATAGAAGGCAACCTTGTCGCTGGCCGATTGGCCAAGACGCTGGCCATCTTCGCGGCCGTCAGAGTGTTGATAGATGTCAGACATGGGATGATCCCTATTCGATGTTGAAACACTGAGCGTTCGCGGGGAGAGTCGCCCCTCCCCGCTCTACGCTTAGGCGGTGCCGCTGAGGCGGGTCGCCAGACGCGCGTCAAGGCCTTGGGCGCCGTAGATGATGTCGTAGCGATGGTTGTGCTCATCGTTGCGACCATCCGAGTAACGCCAGTAGCGGAGCGACAGGCCCGAGTCGGCGTCGCGCTCGATCGCGGCTTCACCATTGAACGGCATCGGCAAGTCGGCCGAGACCAGAACATAAGCTTCACGGTGGAAGACAAGGTTCTGGGCGTAGCTCAAGCCGCCCGAGCCAACCAGCGTGATCGCGGCATTGTCTGCCGGCGCTGCGTCCACGTTCTGATACGCGCCCGAGATGATGATCGGGGGCGAGATCGTGATCGACAGTTCCGAAGCGCCACCCGTCGAGAAAGTCGCGTTGGCGCTGGTGACAACGAACTGTTGATCGTAGTCCAGCACTTGCTTCGTGCGCGGGTTGACAGCCTTCACGTTGGCGATGGTGATGACATCGCCCTTCTTGACCGTGGCGCCGTTGTTCAGGTCATCGATCAGGAGGCTTTGCGTGTAGGTCGTCATCACTGACGAGTAGGCCGAGACTTGGTTGGCGCCCTTAACGAGCGCGCCGCCTGCCCAATCGCCATTGGTGTGGTTGACAACCGACTGCGACCACACCGGATCAACGTCCGCAACCATCGGGATCTTGGCGCGCTCAACCGCGGCCTTGGTCATGTCCGATTGGAAAGCGGAGCCCGCCGTGAACGAGCCCGCCAGAGCGTAGCCGTCACGAACCGACAGAACGCCGTGGCGATCGGTCATCGGCACGGCCATGTCCGTCAGACGCTCCGGGCCTTTGAAGAAGTCCGTTGCGCTGTTGATGGTTTGGCCCGGCGTGCCAGCCCACGAATAGGTGGACTGATAAGCTGCCGTGAAGATGTCGGTGTCCACTTGCTGAGCAAGCTGGCCCATCGCGGCGTTGAGCGCCTTGTCGAGCAACAGCGTGTCCAGGCTGAGGGCCGCTTCGATGGAGGTGAACTTGTAGTCCACGCCCTTCTGCGTGCCGAGAGTGATGGACACTTCGCCTTCGAGCACGTCTTGAACGTCCGCGACGCGGCCGTCACGAACGGTGAACTCCGGGTGACGCTTGGCCTTAACGGTTTGACCCGCTTTGGCGCCGACGCGAGCGTACTCAGACGAATATTGGCTCGACACTTTGCGAGCCATGACGAGGTTGTTCTTGAGGAGGGCGAGGCCCGCCTTCGCGAACACCGTAGGTGTTGCAATAACGTTAGACATTTACCTGCTCCGGGGTCGGGCTCAGCCGCCCCATGAGGCCGCACGCGTCGCTTGGAGTGCCCTTAGGCGTGCCTCCACTTCGGCGGGCGTTGCGGTCTCCGCGTTAAACTGTGGCGCAGCCCCTGACGGTGTGACCGTAGGGATTGGCGCCGGTGA